CCATAGCATCCATTTACTTTGCCTCCTTTATCAACTTTGCTAAAACATCATCAAAATATAATCTATTATCTTTTTGTTGTAACTTTTTCAAATAAGACAATTGTATATCTTTAAAATGTCCATTCTCAGGCATAGTAAATGTCATGCTCTTCTCTCTGACTAGCTTATTTTGTGAATCATCCCATACCCAGCCAGGTGTAATTGTATAAGCTTTGTTGTAACCAGTTCCATAGAAATCACAACCACATACATACAATACTTTTAAGTCTGTTTTAAGCAAATAATCTATTGCTATGGTTGACATATTAGGCTCTGTCTTATTCAATTGTATTCTTAGGTTTTCTAGAAATTTTAACTCGATAGGAAGTACTTTTATTTGACCAGTTCCATCTTGTTCAATTTCCTTTATCAGTTTTGTAACATTTGGTGCTTCTGCCTTTCTCTTTGAAACATACCATCTTATCCCGTCATTATTTAGTGTCTTTACATCTGTAAAAATACCGCCAGTATGAAATAAAATGTCTGTTCTACTTCCTAAATTGCTAAAATCACACAAAGGATAACTGTTATTCAACCTTATTATTACATCATATTTGTCTATAAACCCGCCATTGTTTGATGTTGACAAATAATCGGCTGGTCCAACTATGATACATTTTTTGTCTTTAACAGTTTTGTTAAAAGTTTCAAAATCTCTAATTGTTCTCATTATTTTTAAAATCATCTCTCATTTCTATTAAATTTATTACGTCTTCGACTTTTTTAAAATCGTCTAAGGTGTCTACGCTATATTTACCATTTATTACTTTTTCAAAACAATTAACTTCACTTTTTTTATAATTTTTGTTGTTTCTAATCCATGGCGTAACATGTTCCCTGTCATATCCAACAGCGAAATCATTGGCAGCAAATAAAGCTTCAATTGTCATTACTTCAACATCTAACCCGCTTGGATATCCTTTCAATCCTCTATTCCATGTATAATCATTCTTCTTTTCTATATGTTCTTCTATGACTAAATCTATTATCCATTTAAAGTAAAACAGTAGTGGACAATCCGAGGTTATTCTTACTACATTTTCGATTTTACTATTCTTCTTATATTCTTCCCATGCTATGCTATAATATCTTTTCAGCACATCACTACTGTCCCCACTAAATACTTTCACATTATTAAAATTATCAGTAAATATTTTTGTCTTATCTCCTTCATCAGGCACAGCTAAAAATACTTTTGACACATGTTCAGCTTTGCAGCATGCTAAATAAGAATAATTTGTCATAGGTATGTTTAATATTTCTTTCATACATTTTCCTGGAAATCTAGTTGATTCCATTCTTGATTGAATAATTGCTATGTTCATTTTACATTATCTCCTTTAGTTGTTCTGGTGTTCTGGCAAATTCTCCAGAATCTAAGCCAGTTGTATTTTTTAATTTGTAATGCCATTCTATTATTCCTGGTTTATAGATGTCATATAATTCAAAATTTGTTGTATGGTCTGATATATTGTCACCTCTCAGCATTCCCAAATCTTCATATTCTTTTCGATATGCTGGATAATTAGACACACACCAAAGATGAGTTACTCTTCTTTTAAAATCTACCGAATAACTATATTTGTATGAAGAAATATAAACATCTATATTTTTTGGAATATGTTTTACAAGGCTATGTAAAGTTTTATTATTTGCTATTTTTACAAATGGTACATTATAATTCAACAAAAATTTAAGCGATTCTATGTCAAACACTGAGGCTGTAACATTGTATCCTAAGTATTTTCCGTATCTATAAGCTAAATCAAACTTATCCATCTCTAAAGGTATATTTAATCCAGCAGATTTAAACAGTTGCCATTTTATAGTTATCTTAGTTTTGCCTGAGTCTATTTTCTTTAACTCATTGTACATTTCTTTTATTATGTCATCATCATTTAGACAAGTGTTACCACTTCCAAAATCTAATATTATCTCCTTAGTCTTCATCTTCCTGTCTCCTTAAAAACATATTTATCGAGTCAGCAATACCATTTCTGAGATAAAATTTTAATCCAACAAATAATGGTATAGAAACTATTATGTCTTTTATTAGTTCTGTATTTTTGCAATTTTCTTTTGATTGGTCAAGCTGATCTAAATAATAAAAATTTCTGTAAATTGGATTGTAATGTATTCCACAATTAATATTATTAGTTTTCATATATTCTATAAATTCTTGTCTGTCTTTTATTTTTATGACAAATAAATGATTGGCATGATTATTCTCTTTTTTGAGTAAGATTTCTTTAGGAAGTTTTCTTCTGTATTCTTGTGCTTGTTCTTCTCTCCGGTTAAGAAATAACCCGATTTTCTTTAACTGGGATATCCCTAAAGCCGCTTGCATTTCATTCATTCGATAATTATATCCTAGTATAGTTTGTGTAAATCCATCATACCTTCCATGATTTATAAACGCTTTAATATATAAATATGTTTCAAAATCATTAGTTAGACACATTCCACCTTCTCCAGTTGTGATATTTTTAACTGGATGAAATGAATAGCATGTTATATGAGAATATTCTTTGTCATTGCAGCTACTTGTCAAGGCTCCTACTGAATGACAGGCATCTGAAATTAACTTTAAGTTATATTTATCGCATAGTTCATTTAGCTTTATATAATTACACATTTGTCCAGCATAATCCATAGCTATCACTGCTTTTGTCAACGGAGTTATAAGTTTTTCTATGTTGTCTATATCTATTAACAATGTGTTAATATTTACATCTGCAAATACTGGTACACAGTCGCAATACTTGACACAATTTGCAGTAGCCAAAAATGATAATCCTGGAACTATTACTTCGCTGTCTTTTTCTAAATTTAATGAACTTATTGCAGAGTGTAAAGCAGCTGTCCCAGATGACATTGCTATGGCATACTTGTAACCAGTATATTCACACATTTGTTCTTCGAATTGTAAAACTTTTGTACCTTGTGTTAAAAAATCAGAATTCATCACATTTGTAACTGCTTCTGTATCATTGTAATCTATCCATTGCTTTCCATAGTTAATCATTTATAATATTCCTCATTTCATCAACCGTATAAAATAGATCTTCGTTGTCTGATGTGTAATTTAAAATACTGTGTTCTTTTATATTTTTTACAGATTCTTTATTTTTATATACAACAAAATAATTTTCGAATTCTTCAGTTCTAATTGATTCATCTTCTGAAATTAATATTTCATTTAATTTTTCACCTTGTCTAATTCCTGTAAATTTAATTCTTGCATTACCATTTATAGCTTCTACCAAATCTAATATTTTTATAGATTTAATCTTAGGTATAAATATCTCACTGCCTTTCATGTTTATCAATGCATGTATAACTATTTCTATTGCTTGTTCAATCTTCATAAAAAACCTAGTCATATCTTTATCTGTAACATTAACTATATTTTTATCAATTATTTGTTGTTTGAATTTTGGTATAACTGAACCTCTAGAACTTAGTACATTTCCATATCTAACACATGACATAGTTGTATATTTTGTAGAATAGCAATTACCATTAATAAATATTTTCTCAAGACACATTTTAGTGCCTCCGTATAAATTTATAGGGTTAACTGCCTTATCTGTGCTTAATGCTACAACTTTTTTGACTTTGCAATCTATTGCAGCATTTGCAACATTCATTGCTCCGAGTATATTTGTTTGTATTGCTTCAAATGGATTATCTTCACAGGAAGGAACTTGCTTTTGAGCAGCAGCATGTATGACAAAATCTATATTATTAAATGCTCTTTTTAATCTTAGAGAATCTTTTACATCTCCAATTAAGAAAGAAACCTTGCTATGATTTCCAAGTTCTTCCCTCATCAAATCTTGTTTAAACTCATCTCTTGAATATATGTATATCATTGCTATATCATAATTTTTTAATAAATGTTTTGCGAACGCTTTGCCAAATGTACCAGTTCCACCAGTTATTAAAATCCTTTTACCATTTAGTATATTTGTATTTATCATGTTTTTCTCCTAAAAAAAATATTCTGTATATGTATAATCATACAGAATATTTTTTAAAAAACTCAAAATATAATTTTAAAAATTATCAATTCTGAAAATTCTTTTTGTGCTATCATTTAATTTTTGTTTTATGAATAACAATTCTTCTAAAGTAAAGTATGTTATTGAGTTTTCACTTTTTCCACCAAGACTACATATTTTATTACATAGTGTACCTTTATTCAGTTTTAAATCAGCAGCTAATTGATTTAAAGATATCTGATTTTCTTTTAACTGGTCTCTTAGGCAATCACTATCAATAATATAATTTAAATCAGCCAAGTTAGATAAATATATAATATCTTCAATAGTTATATTTTTAAATAATTCTAATCGTTCTGATATTGTTAACTTATTTTTTTTCTTCATAACTCATATAAAAATCAAACTTATTAATATTAAAATATAAACTATCCCAAAATTCATGGTCATAAAATTTTCTATTAGGTAGTAATGTTTTATAACCATTGTATTTATCAGTTATCTTTTCCCAGAATTTTATAGCTGATTTATTACATTTGTAACATTCTCCAAAAATATTAGTCAAATGCATATTTCCAAATGCATGTTTAAGCAAACACTCAACTGATTCAGTTCCATAACCTTTTCCAGCATATTCAGGATTTACTATTAAGGATATCTCTGCTATTGAGTTTTCAAATTCTATATTTGTTATTCCTCCAAATGCAACAAATTCAGCATTATGATAAAACCCCTCAGCAATGCTCTCTATTGCAAAATATCTATGTTTACTATTTCTATTAGATATAACTTCTTTATAAAATTTTTCTTGCATTTCAGTACTTGTAAAATATGGGGTTCTAAGTGTTTCTATTTTGTCATTTCTCCATTTTAACACTTCTAAACAATATCCTAACTCCGCACTAACCAATTTAACCATTTTTATCTCCTTTTTTATTAGCTTCATTTTCTATTAACTCGGCTAATACTTTGCAAGCATGTACAGTAGTTTTCATTTTATCATTACTTATTTTACCTAGTTCAAATCGTCTTAATTCTTCAACTAAAAATAATCTTATGCTATTGTAACTATTTAGTCTTTCCATGTCCATCTTCTTCACGTCTCAAACCTCCTTATTTCAAAAATCCAATTATCAAGCCAATAATAACAGATACAAGTGTTGATATTGCTAAAATCTTTTTAGTTTCAGATTCAGACTTTTTAATTTCTAAATCATATTTAGTTTTAAATGAACATTCTCCCTGTTTCTGAATACATTCATTTTTAGTCATCATTACATCAATGACATGGTCTAATTTTGATTCTACTCTATTGACACTATTTGTTAGTATTCTAATTGCTTCTAGTTCTCCAACACTCATATAATACCTCTTTCACTGTTCTTCTTATGTTTTGTATAACATTAACTTATTTGCTCTCTTGCATAATTTCTATTCAAATATCTATTTTTATTAAGATGTTCTCTTTGTACCTTTTGCCATTCTCTAACTTTATCATTCATTGCTTTTTTATCTCTATCAGTTAATTGTACATCTTTGAGTCTTTTGTATTTTCTTATCTGTCTTTCATTATATCGTTGCCTTTGTTGTTGCTGATAAGTATATTTCTGAGCTTCCTCATATCCCATATCATTTATTAGTTTTCTTTCTGCATAATCTATACTGGCGTTAACTTTGTCTGCACCTTCCCAATATACCGACATGCCATGCTTGCAATTTGGATGAAATAACCCGTCTAAAGTTGCTTCGTCTACTGTTTTATATCCTGGAATAGGTTCGATTGAAAGTGTTTCTCCTTCAAACTGGGCGCAAACATCACATGACCTAAAATGTGCTGTAATTTGTACTAGTTCATATCCTCGCTCTTGAAATGCATTTAGCGAACCTTGTAATGAAGCTCTTCCCGACATTGTTCGACCTACCATTTCGCAATATGTGTCTAATGAATGTTTAGCACCGTTTTTGTATGTTATACTTTGTAATCCAGCTTTGGCATAGTTATTTAATAGTCTCTGTGAAAATTGTTTTCTTGTCATTGTATTAGCTTCTATGAATTCGCTTGTTCCTGTTTCAATGGCTATTTTTCTAAATAAATCATCAGTTGTTCGAATAATTCGAATACCTGTACCATCCCATGTGTTTATTGCTGCTTCTCTAAAAATATTATAAAATCTAAGATGATTCTTATATCCAGAAAAGTCAGTTACTATTTTAGTTGGAATACTAGTATTAGTTGGTATAGTATTTTTAATCAACGAAGATCCATTTTTTATATCAGCAACTACAGATGAACTTAAACCATTTTGTAATAATTGTTTTTGAGCATCTTTTATCCCAATTAAATAAGAACCTGCTATGCCATAATTTGACCACTTTTTAGCATCTTGCTCAAATTTTACAGCAATCTTTTTTACTTCTTTTTCATAAAACATTCTTATCCTGGAGATATCCCCTGGATTTTTGATAAGTTTTTCATTAACATTTTTAAGCAATACACCTATTCCAAACACAACTTCCTCAGAGGCTAATATTAAATCATCAGCTAAATATTCATAAGATGCAGCATCCATTTTTATCACCTCTAAGCTTCAGGAGTAAATATATCTTTTTCACTTTGCATGCTATTTTCTTCTTTGATTTTTTCTACCTCTGCCATTATATCTTCGATTGACCAATTTGGATGCTGCATCTTAACTTTTATTTCTGTGCTTATTGCTCTCGCCTGATCTAAACTCTTTATAGTTTCACTCATCTCAGAATTATCTATAATTATAGAATCTTCTAATTCAACATTAAATTCATTGGGGTTATAATAATTATTATATAAAATATCTAATTGTTGAGCTTGTTTTAATATACTTTCTATTCCCTGTATCCAATATCTTTCTTTTTTCCCTCGAGTAGAAAAACTTTTCTTTTCTCTTACCCTCAAAGCAGTACCTGATTCAGCCATGCCACCAATGTCTAAGCCAAATGTTTGAGTAGAATATCCACACATATTTACAATATTCTTAAAAAGAGTTTCACATGATTTTATATGTTCATCTACTCTCATCTCAAATTGCACAACTTTTATAGGTTCTAGTGATTCTCCGCCCATTCTCCAACTGCTCAAATTTAGTTTAAGAAATGTTTTTTGAAATTTGCTAAACTTATTTAATACAGTTTTCTCACTGCCATAAATTGTTGTATCTTCCCTTTGTAATAAGTCTTCATCAATAAATATTTGTCCCATGCCTAATTCTATATCTCTTATTAAACTTGTCCATGCCAAGTCAAGGCTATCCAGTAATGGTATACATCCAGAGTAATCATTAATTCCCAAAGATGAACCTGGAAAAATTTTATTAGGTCTCATGTTTGGAATATATGTACATCCTAATCCATCTATAGCCCATGCTACATCAACTAAATTTAGGTTCATTGTTTCTTCCAATGATTCCAATGGCATCACATGACCAACTTTGTCAATTGTTCCTTTGTATAATCTGTATTCAATTAAAGTTGTACTTTTTTCAATTTTCCTATTCTCAAATAGCCTATAAAATACACCTGAACTATAGTCTTCTTTCACTGTTCTCCAGAATAAAACTTCTACAAGTCTACCTCTATGAAATGTTGGGAATGCATTTTCTGGAATTACACATGATATTATAGGAAGCTTAGAAATGCTCGTGTCTATATCTAATTTTAGAAATACACCTGTTAAAGCGGCAGCAATTTCGGCAGCTTCTAATAGTATGTTATTGAATCCATTTTCTTTTATAATGTCTTTCATTCTTTGACCTGATACTGATTTTTCATCATAAGCATATCTTGGAGATTCAGAGAATAATAAGTTTGCGCTTGTAGCCGCAATATCTCCAGCCGCTGGCATATTTACAGCGTTTGCCCTTTCTTCTGCGTCTATCCTTGCCCAAAATATTTTATTTTCAAATTGAGAATTAGCAATCTTTGTTGTGTAATATTTTAGTAATTCCTCAGAGCTGCCAGAATACCACGCCCCATATTCACTATATTTGTCATACCAAAACGACCATTCTAAAGGCGGAAAGTGTGTTCCTTCTTTTATAAACATTTGTTACACCTCGCTAAGATATTTTATAAGTTCTGTGTTGTCTCTTATTACTGCAAATAGCGCAGTCTCTAAGACGCAAATTTTATTATGTTCAAATTCTAAGTTATATTCAAAATTTAAAGCTTCTAATGTTTCATGTAATAGTGTTTTCTTTTTTACATCTTCTTTCAAATCCTTGTCTACGTTTATATTCAAACTATTTCCACAGCAATTTCCAAGGCAATTATTATCTCTAGTTAAATTTTCTATTTCAGTGATTTGATATTTTAACCCTGCTATTTTTATATTATTAATCATGTTTAAACTCCTTTTCCAGTTAAATAAAATCTGTTGTGTTTTAGATTATTGTATACTATTTCAAATAAAGATTCTCCATAATTTTAAACATTATATTTTACTTTAATTGGCTAACCTAATATTTTGTATCTCGATGCAGCCCATGCAATTAATGCATCTGGGTAATGGTCATCTTCTTTTGCTATCTGTTCAGTTTGCGTATTACTATAATGATATTTCTTTAATTTATCCTGACAAGTTTTATCTTTTATGTTTATCAGGTCTTTTTCTAATAAAAATCTAATTACATTTATTCCAAACTCTTTCCATTGCCCAAATACAACAGGTACAACAGTAGTTGAACATCTTCTCTTTTTCATTATTTTTCTCAATGTTATATGTCCATCTTTTGGGTTACTATCACAGTATAATGTTGTAATTCTTTTATCTATGCATATTTTTATTATTTCTTCACATCTTTCTGTAAGCTCCCAGTATTCCCAACTTTTAGATTCAGGTATGTTTATATATTCTTTTAAATCTTCTATGATATGTAATACTGTGCAAGTATGTCCCCAGTCAACACCTGCTTCGAGGTCGTTTTTCTTTTCATATGTTATGCTGAATCCTCGTTGCCATGCCCTATCGACTGATTCAAAGTCAAATATTGTATCTCCAACTTTAGGTCGTTTTAAAAGATATTCAGAATCCCACATTTCCTTAGTAATTTGTTTTCTTTTTCTTTCTATTTCTTCAATTGTCCAGAATCCACGAGGCTCAGTTACTTCATGTATGCACCATGGATATAATACGGCTCCCGTCTTGTCTCTTGTATCTATAATATCAGTCATTAGTCCGAATGCGTGATGCAATGTTGAACTTACAATTATGTTGTCTTTTATGCCTCTATTTGCTTTAGGTTGACCGAATGCAGCATCATAAATAACTTTTGCCATTTCGTCAACTTCATCTAATCTTAATTTTTGCGGATGTGGTCCCCTTACAGATTTAGGTGATGCCGCCAATGCTTCAATCCAGCTGCCATTATGTAGCTTGTATCCCCTTCCTCCTATTTCACTGTTGACTAATAAATGTCTAGGCATGCCAGGTAAATCCCATAATGTTTTTAAATATGATACTGCTTTCATGGATTGTTCTAAGCTTCCTCCTAGAATTGTTATTCCACATCCATGCTTAAACACAGATTCAAGAAATCCTAAAATTGATAAGTCAAAAGTTTTCCCACTTCCCCTCATTGCATACCATATACTAAAATCGTCTATTTCTGCATATGCTGCCCACAAGGCATCTAATGGTGACTTATGATTATTTTTTATACAGTATTCTTCATCTGAGGCAGGTGATGGAAATCTACTGCCTAACACAGTTGCACAGTATACAGCTAAATGTTCTTTTGTTTTTGGTGCAATACACTCAAAGTTAGATCCGACATCTCGAACATTCATAATAATTTTATTATCATCTATCATTTTGGTTTATTGTCCTTTTGTGTCTTTTGTAATTTCTTATCTTTAGCCTCTGGAACTGGATATAATAATTCAAATGCTCTTTTTATTCTGTCGTCACTAAACTCAATCTTAAGAGTGTTTTCTTTTTGAGAATTTTCATCCTTATCATTTCTCTTCCATTTTTCAGGAAGCATGTTACATAAAGTAAATATTATGGCTGTATCACTTGGAGGTATATGTTTTGTTATTTTCTCTGTTCTCGTATCCTTGCCTGTAACAGTTTTTGTTTCTGTAACCTCATATCCCATACATTTTTTATACAATGAAGATTCTATGTGTTCAGCTAAATTTTGTTTACCCTTTACTATTGCGTCTTCTAATGCAGGATATTTCTTTTTAAATGCATACCATGATGTTTCGCCTATACCTAACTTTTTGTATATAGTTGCTTGTGTTTCACCTATTCTTATCCATTCTTTTATGTCTTCTAAATATGGCTTAACATACTTTACATAGTTCTTTTCTGACATTCTAAATCCTCCAATTAAAGTAAAATCTGTTGTTTATATTTCTATAATATCTACTATATCAAGTTTTTACAAACAAAACAAAAAAGACTTCTAAAGTTGAAGTCTTTTTTGTTAATTATATTTTATTTAGTTAGGTTGACCATTTTTAAGCGAATCCACTATTGAGTCTATTATTTTCCACTTATTTATTTCTATTAGGAAAATATCTACTTCGCTATGAATACTATGACCCAATATATTTTTTAAAGACATTCGTGTTAATATATCTTGTAATTTTGATGTAAAAACATTTTCCTGATATTTCGTTGTAAAAATAGTTAATTCATATAATTCTTTTTCAATTCTTTCTTTGTCTTCTATATTTTCTCTTATAGTTATTAATCTCTTTTCTAATTCAATATGGATTTCTCTTAACTGTTCTTTTATTCCACTTTTTAATTCATCACTCATAATAATTTCCTCTTTTTCTCATGATTTTATTTTCACTTTCATATTTATCATTATCAAATACCATTGAGAAATTATATTTAACTTTCATATATCTCGTCCTAAGGTCAATAGTATATTCAACAACATCATCTTTAAAATAAAATTCATATTTATTTACCTTAAATTCCTTATTGCTATTTCCAACAAATGAATTTTCTTTTAAATTTGTAGCTACTTTTTCCATCTCAGACACAAATGCTGTTAGTATGTCTAAATAGTTTACACATTTTATAAATATATTAAATTCATCACTATATCCAAGTGCTAATTCTTTTATGTTTTCTTTTATCTTTGTACTATCTAGATAAAATAATTTTATAAGTTTATTATCATCTGTTTTTAAATTTTTAATATTATCTAATTCATCATTGACATATAATGAATCAAATAAGTTTTTATCTATACTGTTATCTGAATCATTGTTTAATTTATTTTTTAGATAATCTATTATTTTCATACATCCCACCTATTCATTTGTTCACTTATGAGATTTATGTATCTTTTAGTATCACTATTTTCTTTGTCTAATTTATTTTCAACTGCAATCAGCATTAATATTTCTAGCAATTTTTGTATAATTGTTTTTACATATGGATTTGTAGTCTTGTAATTAATTAACATATTTGACAAATTGTCTATTTCTTTATCTATTGTTTCCCTATCTCCATCTTTCATAATTTCAAAACTTTTTTTAAGCTCTACTCTTATTACTTTCAAATGTACTATTCTTGTCAATTCCATCATATCTTCATTCATTTTTTATTCCTCCATATAAAT